AGATGCCATTTAAAGCCTTTTACGGCTAATATTTAAAATATCATTTTATGCATTTTCCCTTCGTTTTTTATAACTTTTCTTTGGCGTTGCATTAAAAATTGCATTAAAATTTAGTGTCTAAAATGCCTAGTAAATATAATTTTATTGTTAAATTTTTATTTAAAAAGATAGTATTTATTTCTTCTTGAGTAAACAATTTTTTATTTTCTATTATTCTTCCTTCGACAATTTTCTTCATTTTCCTTACTTCGTCTTCTACTACATTCATTATTACAAATCTCCTTTAATTTATTTTTTAGAGCTCTGATGTATAAATATAATGAATTAGGTTGCATTTGGGCAACTTTTTATGAAATGCTGTTTTTCTTTTATAAAAATAGAAACGACACTATTAAAGTGTCATTTTACTATTTTGTATAATTCTTCTATGTCTACTTTTAATGCTTTAGCTATCATTATCATTGTTGACAATTTGGGGTCTCTTTCTTGCCTTTCTATTTTACTTAAATGTCCTTTGCTAATGCCAGATAGTTCTGCTAAATTTTCTAATGTCATATTCTGTTTTAATCTTATTTCTCTAACCAGAATTTCTATTTTCATAAAACCACCAATTTTAATATGTCCAATTTATTTTCTTTTATGAAACTATATTTTTCTTATTAAATCTTTAAAACTGTATGCATCTTTATGACATGCTATTGTAAACGCACTAAACAAGCAATTATTATGAGCATATTCATCCCATTCTTCCCTTGTAATTTTCTTATTTTTTCTTACATATTTTTTTAATTCTTTTAAGCTTTTTTTATAATAATTGATCATAAAAACACCTCAATGTTAGCATCTACATTTTTAATATTTTTATGCAAAAGTAAAAGAAGCCTTTTAGACTTCTTTTGCTTTCTTTATTACTTTGCTAAATCTTTTCGTTCTTGACATTACTTTCATACTTTCTGCTGATAGTATTAAAAAGTATTTTAATAACTTTCTGTATTCTTTTTCACTTTTTATATTTAATACTTTAATCATTTGTAGAGATTGTGTATATGCTTCTTTCATATTCATCCCCCTTTACTATTATAACATATTATGTTAAATTGTTGTGTCGAAAAAAGTCATATGTGCAAAAATGTACATAAATTTCATTGACTTTTATACTTTGGTTTGATATATTGTATTTATCGTTTATAATCACCAATTTGAGTTGGGTGTACTAATTAGCAGTAATGCTAATTTGCAGGGTTACTGTTAATCCACTGCACCCACTCAGTGCAGAATTTTTTTACAAGGAGGTGATTGAATTGGAAGCAGAAATATTAGCTGTTAAGTATCTTGGTATAGCTTTAATAGTTTTAATTGTCGGAATTGTTTTATGTTTTTTAGCTAGTCTTGGTTATAATACATATATTAAATTTCAAGACAAACATAAAAAAATTGAAGTTCGTGCGGAGAACTCCAATTCCTTAGATAAACGATAAGATTTGAGTAAGACCTCGGTCTTGCTCTTATTTATTTTATTCTTTAAATTAATTTTTATCACAAGTACTTTTTTTAGTCAACATCTTTTGAACATGTAATACACTTTTAATGTATTTGTAATAGAATTGTAACATTTTTACTTTTCCCTGTCAATATTATAACATAAAAAGATTATATTTGCAAATTGACTTTTTGTTGAAAAACTAGTAAAAAAGCGACATTTTAAAATCGTTTTTAAGCCGTTTTTATTTTTTAGTCAAGTACTTATATGCCTTGATTTTAAGCTATAAAACGAAAAAAAGAGGTAAATTGAATCTAATCAATCTACCTCTAAATATCTATCTTATTTTTGTACAATAATCTAAACAAATATAACCACTTGGAGTTAATCCCCAGTTTCCTATTACATTTGTAACTGTACATTTCACTCCTCTTACATATCCACCTTTATTTCTTGCACTTCTTGTTAATTCCTTTAATGGTTTAATTCTATATTTTGTACTTGGTCCTGTCCTTACATTTAATTTACTACAATTAACCTTATATGTGCCTGTTGTATATTTTTGAATTGTTGCATTTTTTACAGCTGCTGTATATCTGCTTGTATAAACTAATGAAATCCAACCTTTATCTGTTTTTCCCCAGCCATTACTTTCTGCTAATATTGTTACTATAGAATTTTTAGTATAACCGCCAACTCTATTATAATTCACACTTGCTCCAGCTCTTATATTTAAACCACCATTTGCTATAATTTTAACTTGGTAATTTATATTAGACACTGCAGATGAATTATCATTTATTATAACAGGTGTAGTTGTGTTTTCTTTTATCTGTATTCTATCATTTTTAAAGCAGAAGAATTTTTGGTAATTTGCATATTCTCTAAAATTATCTATTGACACATATACTGTATTTCCGCTTACTGTTGCCAATCCTCTTCTACTTGAAACTTCAAATTTTCCATTATACAAATATGGATCATATATTTTTATGTAATTGCCTTCTATTCCTGTTAGAACTATAAAATGTCCACCATATGTAAATAATCCCTGATTACAACTTGCTATTATATAATTGTTATCTTTTAATTTTGAAATCACATCATCTAATTTATAGCATTCACTATAACCTATATCAAATACATCTGCTGTCCATTTAAATGCACTCCAATATGTACCTTGATTTGCACTTCTATAACCATATTTTACATATAAGTCTGCCATTTTAGCTGGAGTTATTGTTCCTTTTATACTTGACACAACCATTGCTGCACTTGTAGGTCCACAACCACTTGTGCCTATTGTTTGTGTGCTATCTCCTACACTAGAATACATTTTACTTTTCCATCTATTATCTATTTGTGAGAAATATGTTAGTCCAGCATAATCTTCTAATTGTATATATGGTGTTTTTTCTGCACCTTCATATGCAACTTGTCCTTGCTCTTTAAATGCTTCATTTTCTGTTGTTTCTTGTACTTCTAGTATTTGTTCATCTTCTGCAGTTAAACTTAATATTTCTGTTGTACTTTCATTTGTTGCAATGTCTACTATTGTATCTGTCATTTTTTCTACTACATCTTTTTGTAATTCTTTATCATCGCTAAAAGCAAATACAACAAACAATATAATGCACATTAATATTGATGATACTATTATTTTAAATTTTTTCATTATCTTCCCCTCCTATACAAATTTACTTAATCCTAAGATAAACGCTATTGCTGTTAATATAATTCCAACAAAAAAAGAAACTACTTTGCTTTTTATTTGCTTTTTAGTTTCTTCATATTCTTTTGCTGGTTTTTCTTCAATTATTTTTAGGCGTTCATTCATTTTGTTTTGGTCTTCTCTCATTGCCTTCATTTCTGTTGCTATTTCTCGCACACTTAGCGTTAAATCGTATATGTTTTCAACTTTATTTTCAATACTATCTAATCTTTTAGAATTTGATTTTGAACGTTGCTCATTTTCTACTAATCTTTCAACAACTTTTGTATCTTGCATTTTCTTCCTCCTTTCGAGAAATTTACATTTTTAGTTTAATGGAATTTCTACTTGTCCAGTTAACCAAAGTGAATTTCCATTAATGATACGAACATTTATAACATTGTTAGCAATTATTTGTAAAAAACCATATGATGTTGCTGTTCCAAAAACTGCTGCTCTTATAAAATTCTTTTCTTTTAAAAGAGTTTTTAAATCATAACCTGTAATACTAGGTAACGTGCCTATGACTACTTCCCCGTCTGATGTAGTAAAATTTCCTGAAGATTTGCTTACTGAAATTCTAACAAATAATACTCCATTTTTTATTCTTGCTTGTATACCATTCCCATATTGAAATCCACTATTAGAAGAAAGTGTAATACCACTATTTAACGTCCCATTAATCCACCCAGAATCTTCGCTTTCCAACAAATATTGTTTTGTTTTATCATTTCTTATTTTTCCATCTATTCCAACTTCCAATCTTCCCATTAATGTTTCTGTTCCACTTTCTTCTACTTTCGTTGTTTCTAATGCAAGGCAACCGTTTGCTCCAACTCCCAACTTTGCACCATATGTTGCGTTTCCGATTTTCCTTCTTTTTTTTATACCATCAAATTCATTTAAATTGTTTATTGTAAGAGCTCCTGTCATTGTATCTCCTTTTTTATCAACTTTTTCCTCAATTACCCTTTTAAGTATTTGCATTATACTCCCCCCTTACTACTAATGTTAAAATATCTCCTGTTTCTAACTGACAATCTGTTGTTGTCTTTATTTTATTACTTATACTATCTGCATCTCCTATTTCTCTATAATGTCCATCTGTTCCAGCATCATCACTACTTAATGCTAGTCTTTCGGTGTCTAAGTATACATCTAATACTTCTTGTCCAACTTGATAATAACAAGGTAATGTTACTTCTGCTCCTGCATTTATATTAGATGTTATTTTTAGTTGGTAAATGTGTTGTGTTATACTTATTATTTTATTTCTTACTTCTGTATCATCATATGTTGCACCAGGTTCACCCTTTTCCCCTTGTATTCCTTGTTCTCCTTTTTCACCTTGCTCTCCTCTAGGTAATATCAAATTTAAAATTTGATTTGGAGCTTCTCCTGTTATAGTCGCAGATGCTTCATCGCCTTCCTCAACTATACCTATCTGCAAACAATTTGCTGGCCCAGTTTCTCCTTTTTCCCCAACATCGCCTTTAATTAGTGGAATATTCGATACTCCATCTATATGAATAACTTCAATTTCATTGGTAGACAAATCAGTAATCTGATTAACTTCTTGCTCTACATTATCAAGATCATTAATTTCTATAGACATTATTCATCCCTCCTATGAGTTATCTCTTCAGTTAATGTTATAGTTCCAAATCCAAGTGTTTTAACATAATCACCTGATTTCAGCTCTATATCGTATTGATAAGTTCCGTATGGCATATCAGATGTATCTTCCGAATTTAATGTAAAATAAAAATACCCATTACTATATTCAATATTATCTGGGTATTTTTTATGTATAATTGATTTTAAACTATTTGCACTAGATTTTACAGTAAAATAAATATTATCTTCTGGAGATGGTTCAATTTCTTTACCTAATCCATTTTTTAGTTGAAACTTTAAAACTTGTGTATCTCCTCTTGTAAATTCTAAATCCATGTTATTCCTCCTTCTATTTTAAAAATCCATAAACATTTATCATAGCTCTTACATAACCAGTTCTTGCAGCTCTATTTTTGTCATAATCATCCCATTCAATGTTTTCAGTTGGAACAGCATCAGAAGTTCTTAATTGGAATAATGTTCCCTGACCTGATGTTAAAAAATTTCCAATATTATTACTTATATATGTATTTAATTTTCCTTCTTCACCTGTACAATTAATTGCATTGGTATTATTGGTTATCAATCTATAATCATAATTTTCAGATGCGATTTCCACATTAAATGGTGTTACATTTCCAGTTAATAACTTTTCGTAAAATAAATTAACATTTCTTGAGTAACCCACTTGTTTATCTTTTTTATAACTATAATTAATTGGGTGTAATTGTAGCACCAAGTATGCACTTGTTACTACAAAATTAGAAGGAATAAATACTCCTATATTTATATATTTATAAGTTGATTGGCTAGGAGTAAATATGCTATAGCCTATTTCTTTCCAATCCATAGAAGAAAATGATAAATTTGATAAAACTCCTCCATTACCTATTATTGTTGTTCCATCATGCAATTCAATACCTTCTTTTCCTATGTTTACAACTTCTTCCCCATTAGCTGATAAAACTTGGAGAGAACCATTTGTATTGTTCTCTCCCCCTAATTTTAAAGTTCCACCTTTAATTCTATTGGCACTTAGCGTACCTGCAGTTATAAAATCAGCATTTATAATTCCATTTAAACTAATAATTGTTTGATACTCTCCATTTATTCCATTATTAGAAATATCTAATGCATTTTCCCCAATTCTTAATACAGTTTTTGCCTCTTCTAAAACATTTGTATCAGCAATATACATGATACCATCTTTCTTAACAACATAACCACTGTTTTGTTCGATAATTTCTTTTACAATTTTCTGTATATTTTCCCACATTGAATCTAATTTATACTTTTTTATTAATTGCTCTATAGTTTGAGGCAACATACCATCTTGCCTACTTGTCTTTGTTGGTTTTATACTAAATTCCATCAATTTCCTCCAAATAAAAACACCTATGTTTTACATAAGCGCTTTTTTATAAATTTTTTTATTAAAACAGTTCTATATTTCCATTGTAAAAAATTACAAGGCATAAAAATATTAATATATAGTTTGTAATAATCACATAATTATCGAAATAGCAAGTAGAATTTGAATCTTCATTTCCTATTATTTTATATAAAATAGCCATGATTAACATTGAAGCAACAGTCCATATTGCAGTAAGTGGTATTGCAAATAATAATCTTCCTATTATATCTTCTAAAAATACTGTCATAAAAAAAACCTCCTATAATTAAATTATATCATCTATATATTGGTTATTTTGTCGAAATTTGTCATGATATATTTTATTTTACATATTTTGTTATTGGAATCCTAGAATATGTTTGTATATATCCATCTTTATTTATTTTAAAACCGATATTTTTTAATAAACTTGTCTTATCTTCTATTGATAATTTTTGTTTATTTATAAAATTAACGACATCATTGTCATAATCACTTATTTCTTCTATCCTGCATATTATTTTTTTATAATCATCCGATAATTTTGATTCTGATATATTATTAAGATAATTATAAACTTTTTTACTTTTAGATCCCTTTATGCTTTCGCCATCCTCATCTTTATCACTAACAAAATCCTGAGATTTATATTTTAAATATTCTGTTATAGGAAAATCTATCTTTTCTAAATCTAAATATTTTTTATCTCTTGAATTAATTGCTGTTTTATATATTATTGATTTCGTAGTATCACTATAATCAGCATTAGCCAATATCTCTTCTTTCTCTTTGTCTTTAGATATCCCCTCAGTTTTGGCAATATAACTTAAATAATCGCTTTGCTCTCCACCATGTTTTTTTAAATCTTCTAAGGTATTATATAAAGTTGAAGTTTTAACTTCCTTATTAACACTCTTAGCATAATTAACTTTATTTTTTTCTTTAACATATGTATATATATTTTCTATTGCTTTTTGTTTTTGATTATCTGTTAATTTTTGATATTGTTTTGTTGAAATTAAGTTGTTAATTAAATTATATGAATTTTTTCCATAATCAGTTTTATATTTAGAATATTCTTCACTTGTCATCCTGTATGTTGTTCCATCTATTGTAAATGTTTTGTCTATTGAGCTAACTGGTAGAATAGACTTTTCACCGTTCTTGCTATATAAATTGTTTATCTCATTATTCACCTTATCTTTAGTTATCTCTTTAACTGTTGATGGATTTATAAAATTATTTAATGCTCTTATCGGTAAATTTTCTTCTTGCTTTTGTTTATTTCCCCATATATCTGTTTTTACTGGTAACGTCTTCCTTAACCCTGGAATTTTGGATGTTATTTGCAATTTGGTTTGATCAATTGCTTTCTGTAACAAATCGGTTTTGGTTGATGTTGTACTTCTTTCATATTCATCAGAAGTTTTTGCAATTTGTCCAATTAAAGTTGGTACGAACTGATTTACATATGATTTTACAGCATTTGTTCCCATTGCTGAAAATTTATCTTCATTGTAACTACTTAATGCACTAGTTAAACCACTAATCATTGTCATCTCGCTCATTGGCGAAATTGATTTTGCCATACCATTAGCCCAATTTTCTAATGAATTTAATAATTGGTTTTCCTTCTTGTTATCATCAGAGCTAATACTGCTTTTTTCATTTTTTTTAGTATTTTTTATCGAATATGCCTCTGCTCCTGTAAATAATGGTATTCCAACTGGTGCCAACCAGTCTAAAGAATATGTCTTTCCTGCTATCTCTATTGAATAAGATTGACTCCCCGTTGCTTCATCGTAATTTTCTTTTTTATCATCGTCTCCACCAGAAGCTTTTAACATTCCCGCATCTGCTAATGCATAGCCTAAAACTGCAATACCAGTTCCTGTCAACCCTTTTGAAAGATTATCTATATATTTATTTATATTTATATCACCTTTTCTAAGTTTTGCTGTATCATAAGTTAATGTCTTTAATAACCCCACCGGATTGTATTCCATTCCAGCTTTTGCAACATTCATCGGTGTTTTTACAAATGGTAAAACTGCATCAGTTACCCCTTTAGTCAATTTATTTTTTCCTGAGAATTGATTTATTGCTGATGCTATTGAATTAGCTTGGTGAAACGTTGCTTCTTTTGCTTGTTCTATTGCATAATTACGAGCTTTGCTTAATTGCTTGTCAGTTATATTATCTACATCTATTTTATTAGATGTAATATAATCTGCTAAAGCTTTTTTGTATGACGACTTTAACCCTAAACCATCTTCAGCTTCTAATAAGTTATCATTTAAATTAAACAACTTTCCTAATGTTTTTTCAAATATATCATGTTTAAATGTTTTTCTTGAGTTCTGCAGCCTTGATTGAGGATTATATTTGTTTTCGTTAAGTTCTAACCTTGATTGAACATCTATATTTTTAAAATCTTCTTTTACAAACTCCTTTGTTTTTTTATTTGCAAATGCAATAGTTTTTGTTCTTTCCATTTCAGGGTTAAACTTATTAACTATACCTTCTATTCCACCAGCTAACTTATCTTTTATTCTTTGAGTTTTCCCCATTGCAACATTTCCAACCATGTTTCTTATGTGAGTTCTTGGATTTGCTAACATTGAAAAATATCTCCAACTATCTATTTTTTCAATAGTAGATTTTGGTACTTGATTTCCTAATTCTTCATAAACACTATCTATATTTTTATACATTGTTTCTTTATCTTTTGAACTAGTTATTTTCTCAATCATTTCTGGAGTTAAATCAAATAAATCAACTTTACCAGTTATGTCTTTTCCCTGTTTATTGATTACTTTAATATTTCCATCGCTATCTTTTGTTATAGTTCCACCTTTTTTCTTTGCTAACTCATTATTCATTTTATCTACTGAACGTTGTATCCATGTTGCTTGTCCTTCTGGTGTTTGATGATTTAACATTGATAAAGCTTGTACTGTTTTACCAGCATTTGTTCCAGCCATAGCTGTTGCCTGTATTGCTTCTTGTAAATTTGTTTTATCTCCAACTTTAGAATAATATTGTATTAGTCTTTCTCCTACTGCTATATCTACAGCTTCTATTTTACCTCCAGTTGTAGCTCTATTCATTAATGATTTTAGTTCTGCTTCAGGGCTAGAATTGTTTATTCTAGCATCTGCTTGAACTAATTGTGATTTATTAGTTTCAGGTACATAAGTATCTGTTCCCATTAGTTCTTTTGCTATAGATTTAGCTTCTTTTGTTGTATTACTACTTTCTATTATGCTTTTATAATGTTTTCTTATTTTTCCTTCTGGTCTTTCTATTTCATTCCAATTAATACTCTCTCCTTGAGTATTAATATTTTCTTTAATTGGAAGATTCAATTCCGTTTTTGTACTTTCTTTAGTTGGCAAATTATATTCTTTTAAATTCTGACCTGTTCCTTGCTTTTGGTAGTTATTTTCTACAAATTGTCTCCAAACATTATTATTTTTTATAGAAAAAGAACCTGAATTATTTTCAGATTCTACATTGTTTTTTTCTATTCCTCCCAATACCAATCCGTTATTTTCACTAGCATTTGATGAATTTTTCTTTTTATTGCTTTCATTAAATTCATTTGATACCTCCTCATTGCTAATATTACTTAAATAATTATACAATCCTATTTTCATTTTTTCAAGTATACTTGTATTAACATTTGCGGATTTTGGCATGATATTACTTAGATCTTTTCCATTATATTTTTCTTCAATCATTCTTTTAGATGTATCTCTAGCTTCTATCTCCCCAGGATTATTTTTATATTTTTCTTTTCCAAATTTTATAGAAGTTCCTCCTGCAAACCCTTCTATCTTCTGAATCGCATGTTGTATCTCATGAATTAATGTGCCTTCTGCATTTGATATATCATTAAATCTATTAATATCTATAGTTAATTCATCTGTAAATCTATTGTATCTTCCATTTAGTCTACCATTATTTTTTGTATTATTAGAGTTCATATCTTCAATTTTTACTTTGTAGTCTCGTAATTGAGGGTACATTTCAAACAAAGTGTTATGAATAAGAATATCTTTTAACTTAAATTCTTGACCAACTTTATAATTTTGATTTGCTATTTTCATATCTTTATCAGAAAAATTAAATTTCATTTTTCCTGTAACTTTGTCTTTATACCAACCTGTTTCTTTATAGATTTTTTCATTACTTTCTTTATTTTTTGCCATTTGTTTTGCTTTATTATAACTGTTATATGCTTCTTGGCTTAATTGTGGTTCTTTTATATTTTTTAATGCTTCCTTACCAGCAACAGAATATTTTAAATTGCTATCATATTTACTAAATTCTTGATTATAAGCTGTTTCAAATTTATTTCTTATATCAGTCCAAAATATTTTTTCATTTTTACCACCAGTAAATTTATTTAATTTATCAATTACCCAATTATATATTTTCTTTGCAACAGATTTATTTTGATTAACAAGTCTATTTACATATTCTTGATTTCCAAGTTCTCTCTGCAAAATGCTCATAGTTGCCTCTTCATCAACTATTTTATTAAAATTTTCATCTGATATTTGTATATTATCATTTTCATATGCCTGTTTATATGTATTCTCTAATGACTTTCTTGCATTCTCCCAGTTTTCTTTTTTGCTAGCATCTTTCAATATCATATTTTGTACTTCATTCAAATCTAAATCATGTCCTAACTCATGTATTGCAAGTTCTTGAACCCTTGTGTTAGTATCTTGTGTTTTAGGATTAAAAACTACTTCTCTATCTGCTACATTTCCCTGTTCATCATATATTGGCTTCCATACAGAAAAAGCATCATCATTGTTTTTAAAAGTATTTTCATCAAAATATGCATTAATACCTCTTCTATCAAACATCTGCTTTATTTCTTTCAAATCTTCATTTTTATAATCTATATTATATTGTTTTGCACTTTCGTCAAAATTTTTCATTTTTGCTATTTTAGTATTATTGTTTTCTACAATATCCGATTTTTGAATATTTTGATTTTGAGTTGATATAATTTGTTGCCCCTGAGTTTTAGATTGATTCTGGATTGCATTTTGTTGCATATTTTGATTATTACTTATTACATTTTGTGTTTGATTTGATATGTTGGTATTAATATTGTCTACCACTGTTTCTGTATGATAATTTTTGTATTTATTTGTTTGTTGAATTACACTATCTTGAATCATTTTTTCAACATCTAATTCTTTAGATGCATCTTTTATTGCCAATTTTATTTCTGTATTTGACGGTGTTTTTCCATTATTTATCTTTTCTACAACAGCTGCACATGATTGTATTCCCATATTACCACCACCAACTATAGCGCCAACTAATCCTCCATTAATTCCCGATTGTAACATTCTTTGACCCATATTATGCCAATCAGATTTTTCTTTTCCTCCTATTGCTCCAGCAACAGTTTCTTGTATTGGTTCCATTATTGCTTCTTGTATAGCATTATCAGCAATTCCTATTCCATAATCTTTCAAAACTTGTTTAATTGACGTTTTAGCAAGTTGCTCTGTACCTTTTTTTGCCGCTTCTTTTCCTGTTTCTTTTATAATACTATTAATTGCTGTACCTGCTTTTTTAAAGTTACCAACTGTTACTCCTTCAGTTATACCTTCCATAATTCCCATCATAGTCCCATAGGAAAACGCTTGTTCATCTGTCATACCTCTTTCTTTGGCATCATCTATATAACTTCCCCCTGATGATGCTGTAAAATAAGTTGCTCCTAAAACTGGATTTACACTACTTGCAACCATTCCAGGTATCATATTTCCTATTGACGGTGCAAGTTCTGCTAATTTTTTAGAAACTGAATTTCCTTGATTTTCTATATTTTTTTGTATTTTTTCTTGGTCTTTATTAATTGATGATTGCAATTTTTTATCCATATTAAATCCAAGCTTGTCTTTTACTTCTTCATTAATATTTTTTAATTTTTTCAACTGTTCCTCTGTTAAATAATTAGGCAAATCAGTTAATTTTATTTCATTTCCGTCTTTATAATATCTTGCTCCTCCGTTTATATTCTCTCCAAATTTAGTTAAATATTTAAGAGATTGTTTCGTTCCTGATGTAGCTCCTAGCCATGTATTTTCTACAGTTCTTCCTGTATCATTTCCAAAATTTCCTATGTTGTTTTTTACTATTCCAACGCTTCGTTCTGCATTTTCTTGTATTTGATTCCATATATTATTTCTCTCATTAAAATTATTCGAAGTTATTGAATTACTCATATTTTCTTTAGAATTTATAATTTTAGAATAATTATCGTTAAAATTTGCCTTTGCATTAGATATGAAATCTTCTACATTCTGTTGTACTTTTATTGCATCTTGTTCTTTTTCTTTATCGTTTCTTCCAGCTATATCTTCTATAATCTCCCAAATTTTTTTAAGCATATACTATCACCATCTTCCCATTAAACTATTAAGTATTTTCATGCTACCTATACCAATCTCACTACCTACATCAGCTGCATTTTTTAATATTCGTTGTAGCCTTGGATCAGTTTCTTCTGTTATATTACTATCAGATACCTTTAGTCCACCTGTGCTCTTGGTTGACTTTTTACTACTTTTAGAACTACTAGCCGAACTAGATTTTTTTTTTGACAATTCATATTGCTTTTGCCATTGATTATCAGAAACAGCAGCTCTCTCTTTTTGATAATCAAAATTCTTTTGCCATTGACTATCAGAAATAGCATCTCTTTGCTTTTGATAGTCAAAAGATTTTTGTTTCCATTGATTTTCGATTTCATTTTGCCTTGCCTGTTGGTCAAAGGTTTTTTGCCATTGATTATCAGAAACTCTATCTCTTTCTTGTTGATATAAATATTGTTCTCTATTTTGTCTTAACTCATAATTTTGTGTTAATAATTGAGCTTTTTGTTTGTATAAATCTAATGCTGCTTGTGCTTGTTGTACACTTCCATTTTGCCTTGCTTGTTGAACTTTAAAATCATAATCACTTTTTAAATCTCTGGCATTGTTTAAAGTTTCTGTTACATTTTTCTGATAAGTGTTATATAACGCTGTTTGGGTTGTTTCTGCATAACCACTATGAGCCAAACCTTGTTGTGCTAATTGTTCTGCATTGGCTCCATATTGGTTTGCTTGTTTTTGCCAATTTGAATACAGTCCTTTTGTTGTTTTTATCGTATCTTGTTCAATTTTATCTTTTTCTCGATTTAATTCATCAACTTGCATTTGAGTTTGTTGATTTATTAACTCATTCTGTTTTCTTTCTTGTTCATTTATTAAATTATTCTGTTGATTAGTTAATCTATCAATATCTTCATATCCAGTAGCCATATATACTCCTTTCTAACTTGTTCTTTTCCACATATAACATGTAATATATGGTTGCAAGTTATTGTGTGCTCCATTTCCTCCTGTATTATTCATATTACTCGCTGTAGATCTATATCCGGTACTATTTTCAAAATGTGTTCCCCAACCATAATCCATTTGTCCTGTATCAACCATTGCAAACTTTCTTGGATTTCCAAAATCATGATTATGAGAAGGCATCTCTGCTGTTGTTAACTTGTGTGTTTTTTCTCCACCAGTCTTTTCAACTGTTTTAAAATCATTATCTGATGCATTTACTCCTACAGGTACTCTTCCTGTTCCCCATGCTACCCATGTTCCTCCAAAAAAAGAACTTGGATTTGTATTTTTTACACTTAAATAAATTGAACCTACTGGATACATTAATTTCCCTACTGTCTTAATATCTGAATTAAATGCTGTATTTAATACTCTATGTTTTATCTTTCCTTCACTTAATACAAGCACCCATGTGTCATTTTCATTATTGGTATTTACATCCCATGTAAAACCATTGATTTTTCCTGTCAAGTTTTGTACAGCTAAATTTCCTGTTATAGTTCCCCCAGTTTTGTCTAACTTTTTATTAAATAATTTATCTAACTCATTTGTTAACACTTCATTTATATATTCTTTTATTTTTATTGAACTTTCATCAAATTTCTTTTTTAATTCTGCAGTTTCTAATGTAGGACTGTCTGGTAAATTTTCTATAGTATTTAAATTTTCTTCTAATTTCGTTAACGCCATATTCCCCTCCTATTTTTTTATATATCCACCAACAAAAGCTTCTATTGTTGAACTAAATATTCCAAATGGTTTGTCTTTTTCATCACTATAAAATTTAAGCGATAATTCATTTAATTTTTTTTCTTTTATTTTATATAAAACATAAGATTTATCTGTTGTAATAAAACTAAAGTTTCTAAAATCTAAACTTTCAAATGAAAATCCATTGGCCGATTTTCTTGTTGTGTATTTATATTCACTTGATTTGTCTGTTCTTCTGGCAATTTTTATAAGCCCATTAGGTATTGTTTTTATTTTAGCTAAACCACCACGTTTATTTGTGGTTTTTAATTGATTATTATAACCAAAATTGTCCATTGGAGTAGTCCAATATGAAATAATTGTTTTTCCATTATCATTAGTACCTTCTAAAATAAAAATAGAACCATTATCGGTTCCAATATATAATTTATCATTATATTCCTTTAATAATATAGGATTTATGTCTATAAAATCCCAATAAAACCATTCATACCCAAAACTATCTAAATTAGCATACTTTTGTCTACTATCAGCTAAATATATCTTACCATTAACAAGAATCAATAAATAGCCTTGATATTCTGTCATCATAGCATCTTTATAATTATTCTCATTTGTCATTTTTACATCTACCATAAAACTTCTGTGTGCTATAGCCTGTTTGCTATCTATTTTCTCTGTTGATATTCCTTCTAATCCATATCTGCTCAAATAAACAATATCATCTTGAAAATTAGTACTATCCACATAACATCCAACACTAACATTTCCTTGCTTAGTTGGATATATCTTTCCGTGTTCTAAATCCAATGTCGGTTCATGATAAAAAACATTTGCATTATTTTGATCTAAATTCTTAAAAATCCATAACACATTATTTCCAACAGTCATTCCTGTTATTGAAGAATCGCTTGAACCATCTTCATAGTAACTCAAGTCACTTATATAAGCTGGATTGTTTAACTCAGAATGAAATACCGCATTTGGAAAATCTGGATTACCCGTAAAAAACATTCTATTATCAAATAACAATGCCTTAGTGCATTTATTTATTCTATCTTCATAGCCACTTATGGTTTTAGAAAATGTAATAAAAACATTATCTTCGCCACTTAAATTTGGTTTAGATGGTGCTGTATTAAAAGTCACTTTCCCATTTACCCTGTCTACCGTAAAATTTGAATTTTCTGTCTGCTTTTTGTTATTTACAGTTACAGTTACCGTTGTACTATCTATATTTTGTGCATCTAAATAAAATATCTTTGATGTACCATCTCCAACAAAACTATTTATTCTTTTAGGTTGTAACAAATTAACATCTTGTAAGGTTTCTCCACCTCCCATATTCCCCGCTGTTCTACTAATTGTAGTACGTGGTACAAATGCTTCATCTTTTACTTTCTTTAATATTGTACCATCATACACAAGATAATTTTTTCCGTCATTTATATATAATTTTGAATCAAGCTTGTTATACTTGCTTCTTTTATTATTCATATCCGCATATAATTGTTTCAATGTTTCTGAGGTCGGTTCACTTGGGAAATTACTCCATTCATATAATACAGTACCTGAATGTATTAAAGCTTTCGTTAAACTAAATATATAAATACCATTAATTCTATTACCTATTTGTGCTATTTTTCTATAACCTGGCCTAGTTTCTATGCAAGTACCTTGAGCATCTCGATAATTCTTCCATACATTCAAAGCATCAGGACTTCTTGTTATAGAAACCAATGTTGGTTCATTTAAAAAATCTACTCCTGAAAAATCAGCATAAGTTCTTTTTATTCCTGTGGCCATCTGTTTTCCTCCTAAATATCATATTCTGGTTCATTTAATACAACTGTAGGTATATTTTTTCTAGTATCTAACAATTGTAGTTTTCTTTGATATTCTGTTGCAAAGGCTGTATAATCAGCACTTGGATCAGTTTTTAATATATCATCAGCCACTTTATATGGTAATAATGCTTGTGCATCATTATCTAATTCTAAATAAAAATCATCCATTGTTTCTTCATTTATGTCCTGTGGATATTTATAATATTCTAATATCGTTGAACCAGGAATATTGTCATTTAAATATATTTTTTTATTTATTGTATAGTATTCTGCAGTTATTGGCTTATTGTTTTTATCTAATGCATACACATTTTTTATTTGGTATAAATCAGCAGGAAGACTATATGAAGTATATTTGTCTTTTTTGTTTTCATCTGGTATTTCATTATATAATTTTGTGGCTATTATCTTTTTAGTCATTGCTAATTCTTGATATGCCAATTGATATAAAAATGGTAATCTTAATGCTATATCGTCATCTTCTGTTTTTTTTACTAAATCAGGTGCATATTCTTCTATTAATGCCAAAGTTAATTTTTTATTTTCACCATATGTCATTCATTTTCCCTCCAAGTTTGACAGATTCGAACTGTCTATTGTCCTTTTCAACTTGATAAAAAGAGGGGAAATCCCCTCCTTAATTATGGTAATTCTACTGCTTGTATTGTAATATCAGCACTTTCTCCTTTTATTATTACTTCTCCCTTATTTTCTCCTGATACATTTACAAATTTACCAGATTCAATAACTATTCCATATGTTTTTCCTGCTGGTATGGATATTTCTAAATCTTCTACTCCTTGCAAAGAATTGCCTTTTATTATAGTTGCTTTTTTAGCAGCACTTGCATTTCCGTTTGTAATCATAAGTAATATTCTACCATCTGATTGATTTGTGTAATCAACGCTTGCCCCTTCAGTAGCATCTACAGCTACAGCGCTTATCACCTCTTTAGCTTCATTTCTTATTAATTCTGTATTAGTTATTTTAGCTATTGCCATATTCTATCACTCCAATCTTATTTTTAATATTTTATTTTTGGTGGCATCTTAATACTGCACACTCTTTTGGTCTTACCATTTTTCCACCATATGTATTTAATCCTTTTACTGCTTCGGCAAAACCTTTTTCTGGTTCATATGGTTTTAATTTGTCAATACCATTGCAATAAGCAAATGCTTTTGATGTTTTAACTATTATATAGTCATCTGTTCCATCATTATATGCATTATTTGTCATTTTTACTTTGGCATTATTGTATAAACCTAAAACTCCTTGTGCTATTAATTCATCGTTATTTGTTTTTAATTCTATTAATTTATTTTGGAACAAACTATAAAACCAAGGTGTTAAGTACATAGTAACCTTGTCTTTTGTACTTACTCCTTGGTTCCATAATTTAACAAATAATTTATCAATAGCTGCTTTAGCTTCTTCAGCTGTTGAAATTTCTGTTGATTCTGTTTTATAACCTGCATTTTTTGCCATTTGTGTTGCACAGAATATATCTTCTTGCTCTGCCATTCCTCTTGTAGTTTCTTCTTGTAATGCTTCCATTACTCCATCCATTGATTGAGCTTTATCTATATCATCAATTCCATAATTAAAATAATCAAGTTGATCAATATCTAAATATGTTGAAGCATCTGGTATTTTTTCAGCTGGGTCTATATCTTTATTAGGAATATATTTTTTAATAGTTGGTCTTCCAACATTTAATATTTTTACTCTTTTCCCTTGTCCCGCATCTCCTTCAAATTTAAAATCACAATCTTGTTTAAATACTGTAAATTTTGGTAATTCATGTTGTATGTATTTTGACCATACAACTGGTTTAAAATTTGCATAACTCATTTTATATCTCTCCTTTACTTTTTTATTTGCCCCATTTTTTCATTGAAGCCATAACATTTTTAAATATTGTAGGGTTGTCCAAATCTTTAGAAGTTAGTTTATCAACTTCTTCAGATGTGTAATATTTTTTTACTTTTGATTCTCCTACCGTTGATTTAACACTACCTGTACTAGCAGGTTTTTCTACTTCTTTATGGTTTAATTTTGCATATAAATCATAAATATCAGTAATAGAAGTATCTGAATTAAATTTCTTAGAAAACTCTTTAAATTCTTTGTCTTCTAATATTTTTTCATCAACTCCCTTGTCTTTTAGTTCTTTTAATTTCAACTCACTAGATAAGTAACTACCTAATTTCATAAATTCCGCTTCTTCTCTTTTACTTATTTTTTTACTTTGTTTTAAAGAAGCTAATTCATTTGCTCTACTTTGAATTTCATCAAATTCAGCAGAACCAATTAAATCTTGAGCATCTAATTCCCCTAATCTTTCAGAATCTCTATTATTAAATTTTGATTCATATTTAGGAATATCTACTCCTTGTTCTTTATAGAAACTATTGACTTTTTCAAGAATATCTTCATCATCACTAGCACCTAATCCAGCACGAATAGTATTTTCGAGTTGCTTATATCTTTCAATTTCTTTATCTTTTTCTGCTAATTGCCTTTTGACTTTTCTTTCAACCCTTCCTACTCTTGATTTGACTGCATTGTCAATATCTTCTTGTGTTAACTGCCTTTCTTCTTGAGTTTCTTGTTCTTCTTGAGTTGTTTCAGTTTCAACAACCTCATTATCAATATTTTCTACATCCATATTTTCATCATTTGGCATATGTAACCTCCCATTTAAAGTCCGTCGACTATTAATTCCTAAAAGCTTTTTTCCCGTCTTCATCAGTTTTGGACAATAAAAAAAGAGCTTATTGCGCTCTAATTAACTTGATTATTTAATTGCTGATTATTAAGCATGTCTGCTTCTTCAGGAGTTATTCCTGCTTGCTGTTGATTTTGTATTTCTTGCTGCGTCATTACTTGTTCTATTGCTCCATTTAATGCATTACCTTGTTTCTCTATATCTGTAATTACCTTATTTTTCTCTTCTCTTGTTTTTAATATTTCTTTTAGTTTTGATTTTGGCATTGTAGAATCTTCTGGCAAAGCATTAACATATTCTTCAAATGTTATTTGTCCTGCACTTAATAAATTCTCAAGAGAAACTTCCATAGCATATTTGTCAAATGCAGACTTTGGAGTAATATCAATTTTTAAATCTAGTTCTAATTTATTTAATTCCTCATAATCTAAAATATATTGTGTATCATATGTAGTATCATTAGCATAATCTTTTTCTTCTTTAGTCAATTTAATTCCGTCTACACTATAAGCCTTTAACATTTCAAACCATATTCTTGCAATATCTTCTATAAATGTTTTATATGCTTCTACCTGAGAATTAATTGGCTGTTGACTTGCTTGCTGAACTGCTAATATAGCTTTCCCACTTGTTTGTGTTGGATCTATATTTCCAGTTACATTATCTCCTGCTCCAGCTAAATTTTGTGTATCATCAATCAACTCTTTTTGTAAATTATATGCATCTGTACTCATCTGAGCGGGTTTTAAGTAATTAACAACCTTATTTACATCATCAGCATTCAATTCATTTAATTCTATTGTTGTTCCCACACTATTTAAAGCTTTTGTATTTTTTATATATTTGGTATTTGCTACCAATTTCGGAAATGCACCCAATTTCACTGCCAAAGCCCTTCTTGTAGCAGTCTTATTTATTTCTATTTGATTTGGTATTAAATATTCAACTTCTCCCTGTCCTCTGCTGCTTCCTTTTACTCTTATCCAATTATAATGTGCTACAGGATAAAGCTTTATTTTTAGATTACTATCATTCATTACATTTGCTAATCTAGTACATTTTTTAGCCCATATTGTTCCATCTTTTTTATATAATTTTAATAATACTAAACACATTGGACTTATTTCATCTACTCTTTTATCTTTTCCTGCTTGCTCGTGGTATTCCTCATCAGGTATAATCTTTTCAAGTTCTTCGTCACTCATTCCATTTTTCTTTGCTTCCTCTTTTACTTCGTCGACTGTTCTTCTAAAGGAAATAATTATATATGGTTGTGTTTGAATATTATCATCATTTTCATTGCCATAATATATATTCGTCTTGTCCACTTGTTCTGGTACTATATTATCATTATCTTCATAAAAATAAACAATTCCTTCTGAGTCAATACATGCATCATCAACACAATTTCTAACAATTTTGTCAACTTGATTCTTTTCCCAAGTTCTATTTGCAAATCTGTTTAAACTATCGCATAAATCCTGTAATTTTCTTCTTTCCGTATCATTCTCATAGGTATCAGAATTAAAATAAATTTGATATGAATTTGTTTTTACTACTCCCACTTTATATTTAACAATGGATTGTATTATATTTAATGTAATAGGCTGTATTCCACCTAATTTTGCATTTTCCCATTGATTTCCCAAATAGAACTTGAAGTTCTTGTCAGTTTTATTGTACAAATCCTGTCTATAATTATAGTCAACTCCTTTTTGATATTCATTCCATACATCTGTTACTATATTTTCTCTTTTCATAAATTAAATCTCCTCCTGACTTGTTGGAGTTCCATCATAATTATCTAGATTCCTTAATGCTTTGCTTAATTTTTCTCCTTCTTTTTTCTTTTCATTTTCTTCTTTTACTGTTTTTATTGAATGTTTTATTTTTTCAGGCACCGAAGGTATTTCCTCTGTTTTTCCTATCTTAAAACCAAAATAAAAGCCTGTTATTAAACAGACTATTGGTAATATTGTATATATTAAATTAATCATTTTTCTTACTCCTCTTTTTTGTTTTCTTTTTAATAGTAATTTTCTTTTCTTCTTCTCTTTGCCTTATTTTTTCTCTTAATACATTTTTTTTCATAGTTTCCCTCCTAAAATACTTCTATTTTACTTCCATAATCGCTTTTAATATTATCTTCATCTATTCCAAATTCTTTATCTATAAAAGCTTTTATTTCTTCGTTCTGTGATATTATTTTTTTCATTGTCTGTTGTGGTCTTACATAATAAGCTATAGCCAAAGCCATAACTAAGTCATCATGATAGCCATCTTCCGCTTCCGCTCTGCCATTCCTGTTTACTATAAATGTTAGCATTTCTCTTAATGTATCTTTATCATTAATTTTTTCAACTTCGTCTTTTACAATCTCTTGTAAATTTGCTAATATTAATGGCCTTGTTATTGATGTTGTCTTAAATCCAAATGCCTTTTCGTGTTTACTTATGTATGTATCTTCTTTTTTTCTAACATACATATTAGGATAATTTAACTCTATTAATTTTTGTATTGGGTATGTACTGAAGTTACATTCAGGTCCAAGCAATGCTTTATTATAAAACATACCTAGACAATATATTTGTTTAACGTATTCTATTTCATCATATTGCTGTTTTAATACTGCAACTTGCTCTCCTGTAATATTGTTGATTACATGTGCTGTAAAATAATCTGATCCTTCTCCAGCTGTATCTCCACCAATTACGTATGGAACATTGTTTTCAGGGTATTTATATATCTTTATGCTTCCTTTTTCTTCTTCTTTGAATTTTCTACCTCTTATTCTTATTCCATCATAGAAACAAGAAAAAGAGCCCTGTATAATTGGGTTCTTGCCTCTTAATTCATTTATTCTATTAATTATATTCTGTTTATTAAAATAACATTTACCAGTTGATAAAAACGCTTCTTCAGGGCTTATTGGATATTCTTGTTTGAATTTATCAATATCACCACCACAATTGTTTTTTATACACCATCTTCTCCACTCTAATTGTTCTAAAGAAACATTATACATTTTTTGTAGTTCTATTTCTTCTTGCGTTAATTGAAATCCAGTGTATTCCATTTTGTATTCTTCTAATTCATTCCAACCAACAAACAATGGATAAAAATCATTTTCTCCTGCAACTGCCTTATCCCATAGTTCTTTAAAGTAATCATAACCATTTGCTGTAGACTCAATTATTATCATAGAATCAGTTGTATTAGGAACTGCTTGTAATAATCCTAATAATGTATCTTCTTTATTTCCTTCCCAGAATGCCAACTCTGATAGATGTAATGCCGTAAATGTATCTGAACGTCCTATTCCTTTTCCACCTGCTGTCATACATTTTATCTTACTATCAAGTCCTGTTCCTTCTTCATTATTAAATACTAATTCTTTAGCATTTGATTTTTTTTGTTCAGGTTTAATAGATTCTGGTAAATATTCTAACATTCTTTTACTCATATTAAACAAGTTTGTCGTGCTATCTTCTTTGTGTGCTACTATACCAGCATTATAATTATGATTTGTAACAACATTTTTAAATATAATTGACTCTGTTTCTGTACTAAATCCCATTTGTCTAGCTTTTAATATTATTATTCTTATAGGCTTTTTTTCTTCATATAGTTTTTTAACAACATTATAATATTTTAATTGAGGTTCATTTAGCTTTAATGGAATTACATTGCCTTTTTTATCCCTTATTTTTATATAAGATTCTATGTATTTTTTTGTATTAATACTCATTGCCTTCAACTCTTTTTATATATTCTTCATACGAAGTATCTACATTTATATTCTCTTGTTTATCTTTCCATCCAAAGTTATTCTTTAAATTAAAGATTATTCCTGTTGTTCCGCTATCTGTTATTAAGTGTTTTTCTAAGTAATTTTCTACTCTTAACTTTGCTTTTTTTATTGTGTCGGAAAATTCTTCTTTCTTAGCATATTCACACAACGTATCTCTACAAATATCAAGAGCTATACACAACCCAGTTATTGTATATGGTTCATTTTTATTATCACACTCTTTAAAGTATTTATCTATTTTTTCTTGTAGTTCTTTCCCCCCTGTTATTTTATTTGGTCTTCCTCTTGGCATTTGTTTTCACATCCTTTCTTGGTCTATATCTAAAACAATAGTCATAATGCTTGCACTCATCGCATCTTCTTTGCATACAATTTGCATAGTTAATTTTCTCGCTCATAATACACACACTTTGTACATATTACATCTCCATTTTGAAAAACTCTTATTTCACAATCGTTCTTTGTTTTATTTTTACATCTTGAGCAGTGTTCTTCTGTGTATTTTTTTATTCTTTCTTGATTAGTCATATGTACTCTCCTTTTATTTTATTTTTTACATATTTCGACAAAATTTTTGTTTTTGGTTTGATATAATTTCTTTTGAGCCTGAACATTACTTTTATACAGAAAAGAGGTGTTGCTTTATGACATCAAGAGAAACTATTGCCTTACAATTAACTTTAAAAACTCTTGAATCTTATAAATTCAGTAGTGAAGAACAAATAAAAACTCTTCCTTGCGAAATATATAATGAATTTTATAAAAACTTACAAACTTACAATAAACAATAATTTTATATCAAAATAGAAGGTATATCACACATAGCTTTAACATTACATACAATTTGTTCAGGCTCATTATTATAATCCATTCCTTGATTTATTTTCTTTTCTAAACCATCATTTATTCTATTTAATCTTTTCATTTCATCTAATAAATAATCTCTTATTTCCATATCTTTTCCTCTTCTCTTTTATTTATAAACACTACGAAATATGTAAGTTATATATAATTGCACTCTAGAACTGAACGGCTTGTACTTCATCTACAATAGATTACTGTTGCCGCTCTGCTATGCTATATATGTTTACATACTTCGTACTATCAATAAATATTATATTTGGATGGTTTTCATCTCCTGCAGTTCCGAAGAAATCTGCACCGCTTTCTTGGCACAAGTTAATGGACTGGTAATAACTAATTAATTTTCATAAAATACTTGCTTTCCGTATTCTACTGCTACTTCATGTTCTATTTTACATCCTCTTGCTTTTTCCCAACCTTTCATAAATACAATTCCATCAACTTTTCCTATGTATCTAATTGATTGAGATAACATATAAATTGCAATATCTTCATCTGCTGGCGCATTTTCAAATACTGTATCTATAACTTCGTTTCCTTCTTCTTGTAATCCACTTACCAATTCTGCTCTTTCTTCTCTTATTTGTTTATTTGTTTTACCTCTCATAGGTTGGCTTATCATTAATTTCATAATATTTATTCCTTCTTTCATAACATAATAAAAAGAGCAAATACAAAAAGGGGCTTGTACTTACTCTTTATTCTCTACTTACATTTCTCTTGATTATATAAACCTATTAAATAATAGATTTTTTATACTATAAAAAGAGAGAGACATTCATCTCTCTCCTTTTTTGTTGTTACTTACCGTCACGTCCTGGTCTATAATCGCCCAAAGCCGCTCCCTGTGCACCAGTTCTGGTGTTAATGAAGTAATGATCACCCGTATCAACGTCTTTAACGTTGTACTGCGTAAATGATTCATCCTGCTTCTGGCCGTTCTCCCAGCTTACGGTAGTATCGCCGTACTTACCATCATATCTTCCTGTCTCCGAATGTCTGTCTGCCATAATAAGCACTCCTTTAAAATATTATTCAATCTTACGATTGTGCTAATATTATATCACCCTTTTTGTATTATGTCAACAGTATACAAATATAAAAAGAATAGACATTTAAAACATCTATTCTTCTCAACTTAAATAAAAATTATAAGGGGCTTTATTTTTAATTTTTGTCGCATTGAGTTTGATATTTCTATCTGCAACTTTTTATAATTTTTCTATTATAATTATATAATATTAGAAACGAAATTTTAAATACAATTTATGCGAAATTTTAGCGAAATTTTAACGAATTTTATGTGTTTAATACCTCTAACATGTCCTTTAAAGCTACATCTCTTATATTTTGTAATTGTTTTATTGACAAATACTTTGGAAATTCATTTTCATACTCTTTTGCAACTCTTTTCCAATCTCCTTTTTCACTGTCTATATAAAATTTATTAATTACAAAACGTTGTTTTTCACTAAGTATAGTTAATAAATTTTTAACTCTTACTATTTTTTTATTTAATATATTTTCTTCTGCTTCACATTCTATAATTTTTGAATTTATATACTGTCTATCAAATTTATTTATATGGTTTAATTCATTTTTATAATTAGCAACTGTATTTGATACCTTATCAGATATTTTATTTGTATTACTATGTATACTATCATATGCTTGTCCAGCTACTTGCATATTTTCTATTATTTCATTTTCTGTATCTTCATATACTGTTCCTGCATAACATAATTGTTCTTGATATCCTTCCTTTTTTAATTGCACTTCTGTTAATTTTGCCTCATTTTTTTTATGATTTCTTAGCATTATTTCAACATCCTCTTTTATGTATTTACTCATTAGTATACCTCCTCATTAAATAAATAATATATTTTATAATGTTTTCTTACCGTGTTATTTTTCTTTAATGCTCTACTCATTTCTCTTGCTGTTAAATTTAAAAACTTTACCACTTCTTGCAATGTTCCTACTCTCATACATTGCTCATTATTCTTTATATCGTATATTCCATATATATTCATTTGTATTCCTACCTTCTATATTCTTCTTTTAGCCTTTTCTTAATTAGTTTTAATGCAATCTCATAAGCATCATTTTCGTCTTTTAGGCTATTTTCATCTTGCCTTAATACTTTTATTGTCTCTAGTAAATTATTGTTTAAATTTATCTTTTTCTCTATTAATTCTTTGGCATTTAATAGATTCTTTATTGTTTTAGTCATTTGTATCACTCCACATCTTTTACTTTATTTTCGTAATATTTTTTAATCCACTCTTTGCCATGAATTGGTGTCGTTAATTGTTCAGCCATTAAATCTATTTGTTTTTCTTTTTCTTTTAGCATAGATAAAACTATTTCTATTGATTTATTATCTAATCTCACTTCATTTACTAAATCCGAAAATGGATTACATTGTTCTAAATATTTTTTGTCATTATCTAATTTACTTTTCAATCTTTCTATTGCTTGTTCTTTTGTCATATGTTAGTCCTCCTCTGAATTATCTAATATAAACTGTTTTACTGTTTGTCCTGTATATTTATAGGCTCTATCATCTATATATAATTGTGCTGGTAATTTTCTATTTGTTACACCTATATATTTCAAATCATTCCAAAATGTTTTGTCATTACTTATACTTATTGCATCACACCAAAATCCTTGTTTATTCCACCAATTTATTATTTGTATTGGTTCTCTTGTAGAACATATAAATATTGGTATTTCTAATTTTTGTAATAATAACATTAAGTCTAATACTTCCTTATTATATTCATCATATATGCTTCCATCTTGCCAGCCTTTTGAATATTTATGTATTACACCATCAAAATCAAAACATACTGCATGTCCTTTATTTAATTTTAAATCTAAACTTTTTTCTTTTATTTCCATCCTAATTCCTCTACTTTCTTATTTATTGCTTGTAGTTCTTCAATTGAAAATTCATGCCAAATATTTGACCAATAGCCATTAGCAGAACAATATTTGTCAAATTCATCTCTGAAATTCTGTGTTACCCATTTTTCAGAATTATTAGCAACCCATTCAGCATCTATTGCATAAAAACTCTTTTTGAACTCTCTTTTATCAAAAGTTATACTAGTTTTAAAAAAATCACTTTGTTTTTTAAATAATAAAGTATCTTCATTATTTAAGTAAACCTTATACCCTAAGTCTTTAAACATCTCATCAGCACTCATTTTATTTGTCCTCCTAAATATTCAATTTTAGTTTTTCTAAAAAATCATTTGCTCTTTTTATTTCTTTTTGTAGCTCATAAATATTATTTTCTTCTTCTCTGCTTATATATTCTCTTGTAATCGTTTTTAAAATCCCTTTTAGGCAATTTTCTATTGTTGTGTAATAACCTAAATCCTTAAATATTTCTTTACCGTAATTTTCACTTTTAACATCTTGTACTTTTGTTTTTTCTTGTAATGTATAGCAATTACTATTTGCTGTTATATAAAATCTATCTGTTACTTTTACCATTTTATTTTCTCCCTTCTAGTAGTTCTTGTAATTCCAATATTCTTTCATTAATTGCTTTTATTCTGTCAACATCAGAAAATCTATTACAACTTAGTAACATTTTCTTATATTCTTCTATCTTGTCTTTTACTTTTTGCTTTGGAATAACATAATTACTACAATTTTCAAATAAATCTTCTTCTAATTTCTTCGTATATCCATTTTTGTGTGCTACTAATCTTTTTAATTCTTCATTCTCTTTTAATACTCTTTTATAATCTGATAAAATATGTTTCATAGATTTTGGTATTTCCAAATCCACTGTTTCCCAACCACCATTTTTAAAAAAATTACTGTCTATTTCATTTATAGCACTATTTGCTAAATAATTTTCAACTATTTTTATATCTTCTTCTATACTATTTTCTTTCACTTAAAACACCTCCTAAGGCTTGTCTCCTTTGATATTCTGCTATTCCTAACTCTAAAACTTCATTAACTATTTCTTTGTCTAAAAAGTCAAATCTTAAATTTTCTTTTGGATATTTTTTTCTAAAATAATCTTTTATAGCTTGCCTTGTGTATTCGTCATCTTTTTTTATAATTTCTTTTATTACCCTCTCTTGATACCCCAAAATTGAATTTATGTCGTTTGTCTCATCATCAAGTGCTTTTATGTTGGATACTATTTTATTTTTATTTATTATCATATCTTATTTACTCCTTTACTACTAAATTTGCTTTGATTAAATCGTATAAAATTGTTAATTGCTCATATAAAGTTGAACTTCCTTGCCATTCTCCATATTGAATATCTATATTAATAAATCTATTGTGAGTAATATTTATAGAAATTTGACTATCTCCATCCCCTTCTAATATTTTTTCACAAAATCCGCTCTTATCTATTAAAAACCCAAACTTTTCAAGTTCTTTTAAATCTACATCATCTCTTATACGAAGTGCCATATGAATCCACCTCCTGTTTTTCTTTTTCCGTTAGCACTATAGCTTATACTTGGAATTGTTATTCCAGTTTTTCTACTTGCTTCACTTATGCTTTCATATATTTCAATTAAATTATTATATTTGTCATATTTTGCAACTTTCTTTTTTGCTATTTCATTTGCATAAATATAACCATTCAACGGATTATTTTTTAATCTAATACTATTTTGTTTAGACATATTATCAAATCTTCCATTCTTTAAAGCCCATTGTGTATTTTCTTTATAAGTACACCATTCCAAGTTATTTATATTATTATTAGTTCTATCACTATCAATATGATTTACACAAGGATAATTTTTAGGATTTGGTATAAATGCTTCAGCAACAAGTCTATGTACACTAAATATTCTTCTATATTTATTTTTTTGCAATGCTACTTTACAATAACCATATTTATTTATATTTTGTTTTAAATATTTATTTTTTCTTTTGCTGTAAACATTTCCATCTGTATCTATCGTATAATCCTCAAATCCGTTTAACATCTCTTATTTTTAACATATCTATTCTCCTCCTTAAAATGGTGATTGCCATGTCCCCACTTTATCAATAGGATCTATTTTACTTTTGTTATTTCCATAAAATACTTTTGCTACTTGTATAGGTTCTTTTAATTCCGTATGTATAAACTGTTCTTCTCGATTATATCCTTCATAATTTACATCATTCACACAATCTACATATTCTCTTTTTATCTTTTTAGTAAATATTCCAACACAAATTCCTTCAAATTCTTTTTCTACAAATTCATAAATTTCTTGTTCACAACTACCACCTTGATTTAATGTTATTGAAACATCATCTTCTATATATTCATCGTCTATTGTTGAATTATATACATGTTTTGTTTCTTTTCTCTGTAAATATCCTTTGCATATAACATTTCTAAATAGTAAATTATTCATCTTCTCCTCCTACTTTATAGCAATTAGCCATATACCTTTCTTTTGTTAGTATTGTTTGTATTTCGTCATTCTCACAAGTATCGTCTGGTATCAAATGTGTTTCATCAACAAATATTAATTTTGGATAATCTGGAAATCCCTCAAACATAGCAATATGTTTTACTTCCCTTCCATTTACATAGTCTCCAACTTCTATTAAGTCTATTAGTTGTTTGCTGTGTTTTACTATGTTTTTTGTATCAAACCATTTTTGATTTTCTAAATGTACTGTATTTTCTATCATTCCATATAAAGCATCTACTTTATCTATAACTCCATTTTTTGTTCTCACATATTCATTTACTTCTATCATTTTCTTCCTCCCTATCTTTCGCACAAAATACTAAACACATTGTCATTACTCCTAATATTGCTCCTATAAATATTCCTAATAGCATTTTTTCCATCTCCTTTTACTATTTAATTATTCTTAATTCCAAATTAGGATAAACCTTCTCAAATATTTTATGTTTTAATTTGAATACATCTGTCTGCATTCCTTTTACATCTTCCACTATTGTTTTACCATTTTCTATGTACTTAAAATCCGCTATGTATTGTATCTTCTTGTATGTTTTGCCATTTTTCTTAAAACTATCTTGTAATAAAAATCTTGGTTGTAATTCTAAGTTACTTATTTCTCCTGCTTTTAGTAATAGCTTTAGTTCTTTGTATCTTCTACTTTCTTGGATACTATCAAAGATGTAGTCATCTACTATTACTTTTTTATTTCTGTATTTGTTCACTTTTCTTTAGCTCCTCTCTTAACTTTTCTTGCCATTTTTCTTTTCCTTGTATAAAGCCTTTGCATCTTATTACTGGCTTATAATCTTCGTTTTCTTGTTTATTACACCCCAGACAGTAATAGCATATTGTGTTCTTTTCTACTTGTTTCATAGGCTAGGCCTCTTTCTCATATTCCCATTTGTATCCATAAGCAGTTCTACAATAATAAGTTTTACCATTTTTGTCTACGATTTTTTTATGTTTGCAACAGGCTGATATATTTGATACCGTTTTAATATTAAAACTTCTTGCTATATCATTCATGCAATTCCATTTTCTTACTAGCTTTCCATCTAAATTATATTGATTAACCCTTTTTGCTCTCTTGTTTTTTTCACCTTTAATTGATGATTTGCATAGACCATGTTGTTTTGCATGTATTTTATTTTCATTATTAGTAACCCATTCTAAATTTTCAATTCTATTGTCTGCTTTATTACAATTTATGTGGTTTACTTGTGCCTTATTTTTAATATTAGGTATAAAAGTCATTGCAATCAACCTATGTACTCTAATAGTTTTTGAAGTTTTTCCATTAGTAAGTTGAGTTATTAAATATCCTTTATGATCTTTATATTGTTTAATTATTTTTTCCTTTGTATTTCTTATTCTTCCTAAATTACTAACCTGATACAATCCATTATAGTTAATCGCATCTTTCCATTCTTCAATCATTCAATCATCTCCTCAAATATGTGGAATATGCTGATAATTTATTACTTCAAATCCTGCTTGTGTTCTTTCATATACTGCTACTGTTTTTCCTGTATATTCGCATTTCTTTTTATCTACTGCTTTTACATATCCCATTTTTTCTAATTCTGTTAATCTTGGTGCTGTATAATTTCTTTCTGTGCTTGGTATAAATCCTAAATCAAATAATTCTACTGCTAATTCCTTTGCCGTTTTAGGCTTGTCTAATCTATTTAAAATTTGTATATATCTTATTTTTGTTTTATCTTGTATGTCATTAAAACTCATTTGTCTTGTTTTAAATGTTATTGTATTCATTTGTTTATCACTTCCTTTAATTCAAATTACTGTATAAAAAATCTAAGTTTTTATATTCTCTTTGCTCATAATTACTTTTTCCTCTTGCTTTTTGTGTTTTTTCTTTCATCTTTTCAATTACCCAACTTAAAATAGCTCTATAATCACTTTTATATGTTTTTCCACTTGAGCCTTTGTAATTATCTAAGGCTGTAATACATTGGTCTGCAAATTCTTTTCCATAAGTGCTTACTAACTTTTCATATTCAGCATTGGTCATAGATACAAATTCCGCAAAGTGTATTTTTCCTTCTTCCTTCTTCCCCTTAGAACCCTTTTTTCTATTATCTTTATTTATATTTTCATTTATATTTTCCATATGTTTTTCATATGAATTACATATGTTTTTCATATCTTTTTCATATGTCTTTTTTTCTTCTTTTTTCTTTCTGTTATTTTTTCTGCTTTCAGAATATGCTTTTCTTTTATTTGCTTCATATTCTAATCTTTCATTATAGTAATTACCTTCTTCATCTTTTTTGAATTTGGAGAAAATATCTTCATTATATGTTTTACATATGTTTAACATATCTTTTTCTTTTAGGTGTCCTTTTTGATGTTGTAAACATAGTAACTTTATATATTGCCCTATTTCTTCATCTGTCATTAACATCGTCCCAGATAAGAAATCACTACTATAAAATAAAAATGCTGGGTCTTTCATTCTCTTTCTCCTTTCGTGCAATATAAGGGATAAAACTTTATTTTGTCTTATCCCTGTTGTCTAATCTTTTATTTCTATTCCATATGCAACACAACCAAATCTAATATCATTGTCTGCTTTATCTTTCTCATATTTATATTTATTTCCATTAATGCTTGTAACTTCTAAACCTTCTGGAATTACAGGTACTAACCATAAAGGAAATAGCCATAAATTAGGTTGTTCTTCATCCCATTTTTGGAATCTTAATTCTTTTGCTTCTTCAACTGTTATTTTGGTAAAATCTATATGTTTTTTTATTTCTTCATAAAATGTTTTGAAACTTTTTTTATTATTTTCTATTTTTAGTTCATTACTCCAATCATAAATTATTGTCTCTACTATTTTATTAACTAGCCATGTTAAACAATTTTTAACTTCTTTTTTCATTTTTTTTCCTCCTAATATTTTTTATAAATTAATTTTTCCTTGTTCCAATTCGTTCCATAAATGCCTTTTAAATAGTTTTCTATGTAATCTTCGTATAATTTAGTATCTTGTCCAAAATCTTCTTGATAATGGCATTCTGGACATAATGTAACTATATTTTCTTCTATGCCTAATCCTCCGTTGACTTCTTTTTATAAAATGTGCATTTGCACAAGTTTTTGGAACATATCTTTCACAATAAATACATTTATGATTATCTCTGTTCCATACTTTTTCTTTAACTTTCTGCGATATTTCACAAGCTTTACTTCTTTTGCTCATTTTTAAGTTATCACCGCCAAAATTATGAGAAAAATAAATGGTGATACGCATATAAAAGCCAAAACTAATAATTCTAAAAAATTCCAAAAATTATTCATTTTTCCAACTCCTTAATAGTGAATCTATTTCACTTTTACTTTTTGTTTCTATATCCAAACTTTCTGCTAATTCAACTAATAAATTTATTAACAAACTCATCTCTTTGCTGTTATAAGTTGAACTTCCATAATAGCAATGTACTTTTACGCATTTATCTTTTCTGCTTACTTCTTGAACTAAAAATCCAAGTCCTTGTTTTTGCCATATTCTTTTAAAATTTTCAAATGCTTTTTCTTCAACTATCATTGGTTCAAATGTTCCAATTTGTAATATTCCATCTTGATATATCTTTTCTTTTGTTATAATTGTTCCATCTTTGCTTAATTCTTTTGCTATCTTGTCACATAGTACCCAGCAATAAGCGTTACTGTCCAAACTTCTTTTTTTCTTATATTCTTTTAATTCAAATTGCTTGTCCCTCGCTTGTTCTAATAAATAAGTTATTATTTTATTACTTGTTCCTACCATATAATCACCTACTCAAAGACTTTTGTTAAATCAGTTCCTAACTCTAAATAACTATCAATTATTTGTCCTTTTAATAGTTCATCATCACCTGCTTGTTTTAATGCTTCATGCCCAAACATATAATGGCTAGATTTATAAACTACCTCTTGATTTTCCGGAACAACTATTTTAATTTTTGAATTTTGATTATATAATTCATGCCATTTATGTGACTGGTTATTTATTTTGCTTAATTCTAATTCTAATCTTTTTAATTGGCGTAAATTTAACTCTTCTAAACTGCACCATATTTCTTGATTTATTTTTAAAGATAAATCAGTTACAACCACTCCCTGTTTTCTGCACAAATCATTTATTGCTACTTTTACTATTTTCATTGCTTCTTCATAGCTTATATACATATTGTTATATATTTCTTCTTTTTTATTTTTCTGTTTAAATTGCTCTACTTTTTCCATATCTTGGCCACTTGCTATTCCATTATCAATTCCTAATCCACAAAATCCTAAAGCTCTTCCTATCGCTGATGTTTCACAATTTTCTAACATTGATATTGAATTTACTAGCCCTTTTTTTACTTCACTTGCATAGCCTGTTGCCAATTCTTTTTCATTTTCATCATATATCATAGCTTTTACTGTCACATCATTTTCTGTTTTATCTATAATTTCCGTTATAATTCTTCCATTTGGATTTAATTTTCTAAAAGCTAATATTCTTTCGCTTACCTCTGCATATTTTTTCCCTTTTATATCTGTCTTTTTTATTTCTGCATTTACTTTTTCAATATCTTTATACTCCATCTTCTAACACACACTCCTCATTAATTAATTCAAATACACTTGGTTCTTCTACTTCCTTTATTTCTTCTTCAATCCAATTTCCACTGAAAAACCAATCAATTGTACTTTCTATATTTTCTATTTGTTCTTGTGTCATTTCTCCATTTTTGCCTTTTGGTGTTACAGTTATTCCCAATCTATTAAGTACATATCTTTCTGCTTCTTCTTTATAAACTACTTCATCAGTAGTTATATTTCTATAACATTTCATTTTAATTCTCCTTTGACATATCTAATATTTAGTGATATACTAAAATAGATATGAATTTATATAAGTTCTTATTTTGAACTAATTTTGTGATTGGTGGTCTGAAATTAGTTCTTTTATTTTACTTAAAATAGCTTTTTCATTGTTGTATTTATTTGAATTTACTAGTCTTTCAATTCTGCTTATTAAGTCCCTTTGTTCTTCGATTTCAAATCTTAAGTCTTTATTCTCTTTATGTAATACCTTTACTTGTTCTTCCATATCTTTTATTAAGATATCTCTGTTATGTATCATTGATTTTTGATTTAATATCTTTCTATCTTTTTTAGTTAACATCTCTCTTCACTCCTTTCTTGTAAAATTTTGTAAATTATTGTATAATACCCTCGAAAGTGAGGTGTATTTTTATGTCTAGTTATAATTGTCCATTTTGTGGAATAACATTGCCTGTTACAGATGATACTCATCATGTTAGTTACCCTTCTTTTTCTCATGAGATAGGTCATGGTTTCAATATGAATGGTGGTGGTTACTTCACTACTACTGATTGTATATCAATAGATATGTATAAATGTCCTGAATGTGAAAATATCAGTGTTATCGCATCAAGTTTGGGTAAAGGATTTAAAAAACCATTTCGTGTATTAGTAAACCCAACATCTTCTGCTAAACAATATCCTGATTATATTCCAAAGGCAATTCGTGATGATTACGAAGAAGCCTATTCAATAGTGAATTTGAGTCCAAAAGCTTCTGCAACTCTTTCTCGTAGATGTCTGCAAGGTATGATTAGAGATTTTTGGAATATTAAAAAATCTAAACTTGCTGATGCTATTAATGAATTACAGAATAAAGTTACCCCTTCTCAATGGAAAGCAATTGATTCTATACGAAAAATAGGCAACATTGGTGCACACATGGAAAGTGATATAAATATCATTGTTGATGTTGACTCTGGTGAAGCAGAAAAATTAATAAAGCTTATCGAATTGCTAATTGATAAATGGTATATTGCTCGTCATGATGAAGAATTACTGTTATCAGATATTACTGATATTGCTGATAATAAAATGTCTCAAAAGAAATCTTCTAATCAATAGCATTATTTAATGTGTCATGACTTGCTAATAAATTTCCTTTAAAATCCCAGTATTGATAAATATATCTTGCTGGGTCTTTTTGTGTTCCTCTCCCAATTAAAGATTTTGTTTGTATAACTTTTATTACTTTTGCATTATCTGTCCCTCTTGGTCTTGTTGTTTCCATTTGTTTTCCTCCTTTGATTTATTTTCCACCTATGTTATAATTTTGTCGAAAGGTGGTGATTATTATGTCTGATAATGAGATACATGATTTAGCATTAACTTCTGCTAAATATCAAATTCAATTTAATACCGATAAGTACAGATTAAATACTAATGGTTTTAACCTAATGGTCTCTGATTTATTAACCTATTATTTACAAGCCAAAAAAATTATTAAAAAAACTTTGCCTAACACAAACTAATCTTAGAATTGTTAAGTACAAACTTTGCATTTTCTAACAAGTTTAATGCATCATTATAAGTTAATTTATCTAATTCGTTTACAATGTTAGCTAATTTTGATGCATTTTCTTTTTTTAAAAAGCACATTGAACCTTCAAAAAACTCTAATATTTTTGTTTCATTCATTTGTTTTCACTTCCTTTCTTAAATTATTTGTCTAGCCAGTTCCTTAAGTGCATTTTGCTTTTCATCATTTTCAAGTCCTAAATCATATAAAAATACAGCTCTTTTATCTGCAATTTGTTTTACACCAGTTCCTTTTATTCTTGGAAAATCATCTCTGTTAAATATTTCCCTTGCTTTATTTTCTCCAATTCCTCTCCATTCTGCATAATCTAATGGTGTTATTGTTTCTGGTAATTCTTCATATGTTTTTATTGATTTCTTTTCTTTCATTTCTTCACTTCCTCTCTTCTCTTGCATTTTATAATTAATTTTTTTATTTTCTAAAAACGAATTTTTTATTTGTCAATAGTTTTTGAAATTTATTTATTGTATTCTAAAAGTAGACTTTTAAGACAAAAAAATTTTATCTATATTCATTTTAGGAAAACAATCTTTTAGTCTTTCCATCAATTCGAAACTTGGATTTCTTTGTCCGTATTCAATTGCTTTATAATGTGAAACCGTTATTTCTAATTGTTTTGCCATTTGTTCTTGTGTTAATTTATGTTTCTGCCTAAATTCTTGTAATTTTTCTCTTTTCATTCTCTCTCCCCTCCTTGTCTGCTGAAAGTATACACTACTTTTAGTAGACTGTCAAGTATTTTTTAAAATTTTTTTCTGCTTTTTTCTTATAAATCTTTGAAATCTTATCTACTCTAAGAAAACTTTTTTTAAAAAAATATTGAAAAGTATACTTTAAGTATGCTATAATATTTTCTGTTAGGAAGTGATAATATGAACAGAATAAAAATCTTAAGAGAAGAATTTAATCTTACTCAACAAGATTTAGCAAATAGATTAGAAAGTTCAAAAAGTGTAATTGGTTTATATGAAAGTGAAACTCGAAAACCAAGTTTAGAAGTTCTTGTCAAGCTTGCCGAAATATTCAATTGTAGTATCGATTACATTCTTGGAAAATCTGATATCAGGAATCCAGAAGAATCCGACCCACTAGGACTAGCCAAAATCGGGTTTAATATGAAAGATTACAACCCACCTAGTGAAACTCAAAAACAACAAATAAAAGGTTTATTAGAAGTAATTATGAAAGATAATAAAAAAAATGTTGGAGATAAAAAGAATGAATCTAAATAATTTATATGATTTAGCAGAAAAAGAACATATAAAAATATATGATTACTATATAGAGGATGCTTACGGTTGTTTTATAAATATAGATAAGATAAATGCAATTGTATTAAATTATACAAGTATAGATAACTCATATATTGAAAAAGAAACTTTATCAGAAGAATTAGGACACTATTATCAAGATGCAACATATTCTATTAACTGTACTGACACAACTTTGATAAACAAGCAGGAATATAGAGCTAAGAAATGGAGCTATTATATATTAATTCCTTTTGAGAATCTAAAATTAGCCATTAAAAATCGGAATTAATACAGTTTATAGTTTAGCAGATTATTTTGAGGTTACAATTGAATATATGAAAAAAGCTCTTAAATTTTATGAAGGCAAATATGGATATATATACTAAGGATAAGTTGAAATATACTTATCTTATTTTTTAAGGAGGTAACTATGGCAAAGCGTGGAAATGGCGAAGGAACTATATATTATAGTGAAAAATTAAATAAATGGGTTGGTCAATTTACTGCTGGTAGAAAATCAGATGGAAAATTAAATCGTAAATCTGTTTATGGTAATACTAGAAAAGAAGTTAAAGAGAAGATGACTAGAGCTATTGCTGATGTTCAAGACGATATTTATATTGATAAATCAGAGATAACCGTTTATGAATTATGTAAAGAAATTGTTGAAGATAAAAGAAAATCTAATCAAAATTCTTCTAGCACATATAATCGTGCTAAATATACATTAAAAATTATAGAAAACAGTTCATTAGGAAATATGCCTATTCAAAAAGTTACTGCTAAAAATATAAAAAATTTTTTAAATGATAATACCAATTATGCTGACTCAACTTTAAAAAAAATATATCAATTATTAGGACAAGCTTTTAAAAGAGCAGTTGAAAGAAATATAATTATTAAAAATCCTATTACTTATGAAGAAGCACGAAAACCAAAATCCAATAAAGAAAGTTCAAAAGTTGAAGCATTAACCATAGATGAAGAAAAAAAGCTTATATCTTCATTATCAAATGAAACAACACTATATAAACCCATAATCTTATTAATGCTATTTACTGGAATGAGAATTGGAGAAGTTCTTGCATTAAAATGGAATTGTATTAATAAGGATTCAATTACAATACATCAATCATTAACAAGAGATGATTATGGTAAAGTTATTCTGGGAGAAAAAGTAAAAACAAAAAAATCTCAAAGAGAAATACCTATTAATAATATTATTAAAGAAATATTAAATTATATACCTAAAAATAGCACTCTACTATTCCCTGATATTACTCCTAGAAGTACACATACTTTTTTAAATAATTTTAATGCAACTAATTGCATTACTAATCATATTCATCCACATACGTTAAGACATACATATGCAACTCGTTGTATTGAAGCTGGAATGAATATAAAAGTATTACAAAAAAAATTAGGTCATAAAAATATACAGACTACTTTGGATACATATGCCAGTGTATTCGACAAATTTGAAGACTCTGAAGATGATAAGTTATTATCTTATTTTGAAGAAAATAAAATTGGGTTGCATTAAAATTGCATTAAATGCATATAAAAAAAGAGAGATTAAAATCTCTCTTTTTCTGTATTGGTGCGGATGAAGGGACTCGAACCCCCACGCCGTTGGCACTGGTTCCTAAGACCAGCGCGTCTACCAGTTCCGCCACATCCGCATATATTTAACAATAAATATATTAACACATATATAAACAAAATGTCAATATATTTATTGTAATTTAATTATAAAATTTTGTAAAAATTTAAAATTATAATCTATTTACAGCAAAAATAACAATTGCACCAATAATTGCAATAATAAATCCAATCAATTTCATTCCAATTGTTGCCTCGTTTTGATCCCCAAAGCCAAAAAACTTCTTTGTTATTAACCTACTATCATAAACTAATATCACACCTGCAAGTATAATTAGTACCCCAATTATTTTTAATATTATCTGTAACATATTTTCTACATCCTTTTTTATATTTATGAACACATTTTAATATTGTTTAAAGTAAAAGTCAATATT